ACCTTTTCTAACAGTTTCTTGCCAAAGTAAATGCTCATCTTGTGGAGTGCCTTTTGTCGTTTCATTTTTATGATTATCAGAGTTGAAGAAATCATTTCCTATTGGAAATAATATTTTTTCAAATTCAAATGAGCTGCTTCTATTTACTAATTGATTTAAGGCATTCAAAAATCTTTTCTTTGCAATATCCGTATTGTAATTATCAGTAGATACTAAATCGCTGCATAACTTCCCAAAGTGTAAATCAAATATATTTATTTCAAGTAATGTATTTTTTGTTTTTTTTGTAATTGAGTTTTTTAACAACAGGGCTATAAGATTTGATATCTTTTAAAATATCATTTCTTACTTTCTCTGCATCTACTATCTCAACATTCTTTTTGAGCCAAACTTTTACTTGATATAATTCTTCAACTATTACCTCATCATTAACTTTAGTTCCAACATCCCACTTATTAATGATATGTCTATCAATAGTCCACTCTTTCAAATCTATTTTAGAAACCTCTATTAAATCATCTAATGTTTTTATCCTATGACTTATCTTGCTTTCTAATGTTTTATTGTTAGAATGATTATCTTCTGTTATTGTATTGTTATTTGCATAATCATCTAATGTTTTCTTAAAGAATTGCAGTTGCTCATTACTAGATAATTTTTTTATTTGTTTGATGTAAGGAATAAGAGTTGTATTCCAACGAGGTCTATATTGTTTAGTTTTCATTGCTCAAATATATTTTAAAATTAAGGAAATATTTTCTTGTTTTATTCAAATAACTAACAATACATTGTTAAAAGTAAGGCAAGAAAAATTTCCTGCCCTACTCTTGAACAATGAAACAATGAAAACGAGCTGCGATTTAGAAGGTATCGCAAGACCTTTTATTTTTTACCACTATCAGCTAGACCTTGTGCTCCTGTAAGTCCTACTAATGCCCAAAAGATATTAGAAACGCTTTGCTCATCTACATCTAATGCTCCTGCAATCATTGGAATAACTATTGCAGCAATTGTATACCATACTTTTTTTGACTTTAACATAGTCAGTAATAACCATTCTTTCATAATTTATTTATTTTTAATTGTTAAACTTATTGAATTCGTTGTTTGTAAATCTATAATATCATCCATTAAAGTTGCGTGTGCCATAGTGCTATTTTTTACAAAATCTTTTGACTTAGCAGTTCCTGTTAATATACAACCTCTAGTATCTTTTGCTGAGTTACCTCTATGAAATAAAATATAATCTCTATTAGGAACATCTTTAACTAATAAATGTAAATAATCTCTACTACCTGATTCTCTAGGATACCTGAATCTGCAATCATAAGTTCCTGCAGGTATGCAGCTAATACTCCTTTGATTATCTCTCCAAGGTAATTCTAATGTATGAGCTTGAAATTGTCCGTTCAAAAATAAATCTCCAATTGTACTTTTATCTGTAAATGCTTTTCGTATTAATAAAAGATTAACTTTTACTATATGTTTTCCTTGCAACGCTTTCATAAGATAATTAAATACTTTACTTATTATGTTTTTCATTGTAGATTTTTATCTCGCTTCTTATTTTTAAAATTGTCCAAATGATAGCAACTGCGTAAGATACTATTTTTAAGCCCTGTTCAACCTCAGTCATTCCAATTCCTATTGCTCCTATGTTTAACATTATAGTTGCAGGGCAAACTCTACCTACTATTTCATCTATCATTTTACCTTCCATTTTTTTATTTAAAAACTATCTTCAAATCTTAAAGTTACCGTTCCTCTAACATCCATATCACTATTAGATTCTATATCCTCCATTAGAATAATTACCCCATCTCCATCTGCTAATGTGCAAGCAGCAGTTGTTCCTAATACTATATTAAAAACATCTGTATTAGTATTACCTGTACCTACTACTGTAAAAGTTCCCATTAAAGTCATAGGCATATTAGTTGCAGTAGCATCAAAATCTCCTTTGTAGATTGTAATTTTAAAAGTAGTTCCATTCTCTCCACTACCCATTAAAGTTCCTCCTACAAGTTTTGAGCTAACTCCTGTGATTGGAAGTGCAATACAACTTTTTCCTCCTAATTGATAACTCATAGCAGCAGTATCTACGGCAGTAAAAAATCTATTATGAGCATTGTTGTTTGGCTCGGCAAACGCCCAAGCATTATTCCCTCCACTTGTGTGTGAAGTTCCATCTAAATTGTTAGCCGAATATCTTAAAGATTTATGATGAAAAGATTTCCCTGCTGCTACCTCGTGAGCCGTTTCTACATCTTGTAAAGCAGTTTTAATATCTCTACTATCTGCAATCGTGCTACCTGTAAAAGTTCCTAGAGTTGTAGTACTTACCCCTAATAGAGTTTCAACATCTGCTTTACTTTTCTTTTCTACTGTTTCTGAGATTGTAATTGTAGTTCCGGATACTGCACTAGTTATTCCTGTTCCTCCTGCAATAGTAAGAACAACATTACCATCTACACTAGTCCCACTTGAACTACCATCATTAAGTCTTACTTGATTAACTCCAACTGTATCAATTATTGTTATTGTTTTGTCTGCTCCTGTTCCACTTGCTACAACACCATTTCCTGTAAAATTTAAACTAGTAGCGGCAGTTGATAAAGCAGTTCCCTCCTCTTTTATTGTTAATGCCGACCCTCCTCCTGTCGCTGCAAAATCTAAAGTGTTATCTGCATCATCATAAGTAACTGTAATATTTGTTTCCGTATTACCACTAACCATTGCACCAACTACATCTGCTATCTTTTCTGCTAATGGTGTAAATTCTAATTCATCTGCTCCTGCTTTTGTGCATAGTATATAATCTTCCGTTTCACGAGTAGTAACACTTACAAAGGTAAACCCTGTATCTCCTACTATTGGTGCTGTGCTGCATTCTTGCGTTAAAGTTATAGTGTCAGTTGCTCCTGCTATTGTTTTGTATAATTTATGTGTTCCTCCAATATTATTATTGGCACTTGTTATAGCAGCTTGTACTGCCTCTCTTACATTTGAGCTAGTAGCGTTTTCTGATATAATTATTTGTTGTATATAATCTTCTCCCTCTACAAGTGTAGGTGTAGTTCCTAACCCTCCTACATTAAAACAAAACTTTACTTTCTTAGTGTTAAACTGAGAATACAAATAAAAATACTTGTTTTGTAAACTGCTGCTAGTATCTGCAGTACATTCTAATGTAGTAGCGATTGTAAATTTTTTACCTATATATCTAACCTCATCACTATCGTTTAACTTTGTTAAAATAGAATTTGGTATTGCTTCTGCAAATTTCTGAGGTTTATGTAATTGTGTCCCTGTTTGTTTAGAATGTAAATTGCTCATTGTTTTTTATTGTTTAGTAAAAAATTATTCCTGCAGATTTGTTTGCAGAATTATCTCCTAATATACTTGAGCCAATAGCATATTTTTTGTAAGTAGGATAGTTATTTACGATTACAGAATCGTTTAAAAAATCTAACATATCTTGTAAGAATAAATTTGCTTTTCTCAATACATCTTGTTTCATTAAATTATATTGAGCCGGTGATACTTCTCTTGAAAAATCATCAATATTAGTTACAATTCCACTAGATGTAGTATTATGCTGAACATCATTCATAACTTCAAATTTAACAAACCAAGCCAATGTTCTATGTAAATAATCATCCATCAATGTTTGATTTGCAGCAGTTAAAGTTCCTGATGAATCGTGCTGAGTAACTAACTCCTCATAAAATTCCCTGCTCAAAGGCTTTTCAATATGAGTAATTTCTGCTAGCTTAACAATATCTGCATTAATAAGATACGGCTCAAAATTACCATTAGTAATACATTGGTCAATAACTTCTTGTGCAGTAATTAATCTTTCTAAATCGTTTATGTTTGTGTATGCCATTATGTAGTTACTGCTACAAATTCAATATCAACTTCCGCTCCGTTTGCTTTTGCAGTTAAAGAAATCATATCTTCCAAAGTTCCGATTCCTGTATCTCCCTCTGCGTTCATTTGATTACTCATAATTACATAACTATCTTCTTTATCTAGCTTGATACTAAAATGTTCTGCAGCCGTTTTAAAAGCTAGTGTAACAAAATTTGTGTCATCTAAATTCGTTACTCTTAAATATTCTAAATTATCTCCTACTACTTGCCCTGCTGAATCTCCTGCTCCAAATGTTAAAATTGTAACTTCTGTTGTTGAAACATTCATTACTCTTTGATATACTTCTCCTGCAACTGCAGATGATTTTGTTATTGTATTTCCGTATGATTTACCATTTAAGGATATTGATTCTGTTATAGTAGAGGTCAATGCTACTTGGGTTACTTTTGTTGCCATTTTATATTTTTTTTATTCGTTATCTAAATCTTTTTCTTCTAACTCTTTTTCTTCTTCAATTAGTTCCTTATCATTTTCAAGTTGTTTATCTGCTGCAGCCGAGTCTAATTTATGTTTCCATAAAGCATCTTGTTCGGTAGGCAATTTATCATACCCCTCTTTTTCTTCATATCCTAGTATCGCTCTTAGTTCGTTTATTTCTAAAACACTTTGAATGCTTATGTCAGAAACAAAAGATACAGGGGGTTGATATTTAACTGCTAGTCCTGTAATATCATATCCGCTATCATTAAGAACTTGCATAATAGGATTGAATAATAATTGAGAAGTTCCGTTTATAACAGTAGCCATAACCATCTCGTATGCAATACGAATTTCACTTCCTGTACTATTCATTTTTCCTGCTGATACTAAACCTGATAAACTTGGCTGCCATCTATGAGCAGTAATGATATTTTGATTAGTTATATTTTGTAAGTTTAAAAAATTACCATCTGAGTTGTCAGTTATATTTGTTACTGTTGCAGGAGTAGTATCTCCGTTTTTTACTAAAAATAATATCTTTCCGTTATTCCCCTCTCCTGTAAATTTATTTCTAGCTTCTTCAACTAATTGCTCTGCTTCTTCATCAGACATATCTCCGTTTATCTCAACAATGCAGCTAGGTTGAAAATGATTTTTAAACTTAGTGTTATTCCATCTGCCAATTTCATAATTAACGGATATATCTTCTAACGCTGCAATATAATCAGGCAATCCGTAATATTCAAATTCGGCTTCATAATCTTTAATATGAATTACGCTTCTTTGATTCTTGCCGTCTTTTACAAAATTAGGATAGAAAGGAATTAAAACTGCTTCATCTTCTCGTTGAATATACTCAGACCAATCAGGGTGTAGTATAATATTTTCCTCATCAATAGATATTCTTATCTTTGTAGAATCAAGATGATATATATTTACTCCTCCCTCAAAAGAAACTATTTCATAATAAGCATTTCCAAAAGTATAATAATCATCTATTACTCTTTTCCATACGCTTTGAAAACTATCTCCATCAGCATTAACAGAGTTTAGATACGCTAATGTATCTTCATTGTCGCAAATAAACCCTGTTCCTGTTGTATAGACTACTTTCTGACTTAGTATTGCTCTATGTGTTGCTGATTTTCTTTTTAACTCTGCTAAATGACTAGGAAAGTCGTTTTGATTTTTTTCTCCAAAAGGAATATAATCGTATTGAAGTTTACTTAAATCTTTTTCTTCATATACTTCCCTTTGAGTAGCAACATTAACAATATCAAATGCAAATGCCTTATTTACAAAGTTACTTTTATTTTTCTTTTTTGCCACTAGACTCATCTTTAACGATTGCAGGGTGATTTTCTAAGTAAAACGCTCTCATAGTTTGCTGCGTTAAATCACTAACTTTAATTTTCATATCTCTTAATCTTAAAATTGAATGTTGTTTAACTCCTGCTGCTAATTTGTATTTTGTTTTTGCCATTGTATTAATATTATTTGTTAATTCTGTTAATCTTTTTCGCTTTAATGTTTTTTCTTCTTTATTACAGTTACAACCCATTTCGCAATATTACTAAAATTAAATTAAAAAAGGGTTAGGCTGAGCATTGAACTTTACCTAACCCTTTCTCAAAGTAAAAATATTATACCTCCTATGTTAGAGTAAACTGATTATTTGCAGCAGTTTCTACCGCAATTGTACCTGTATAATCTCTAGGATATTCTGCCATAAAACCTTTTAACTTAACCATAGTTTCGTTAGGGTCTTGTAGTCCTGTTCCTGTGCTTTGCTCTCCACTTGAAAATTCTAAGAAAGCTGACGGAGAAAATACCTCATCATAACCTACAACAAATTTGTAAGTTACAGGAGTAGCTGCTCCATTATCTGCAAATGTTTCAACGATTGCAAACAATCCACAAGTTTCTTTTAACTCCTCTAGTCTAGCATTTACAGTTGGTGTAATCTTTGGTATGCTGAAACCTAATTCGCATTCCACGATAGTAGACCCATTCTCTCTACTTGCATTCGCAGTATAGTAAGCAGTTTCTCTATCAAATTCAAACTTCCAAACATTCTTATTATCCGGAGCAGTTCCTGTTGTCCCTGCAAAACCATCAATAGATGTATAAGTATGTGGTGTTCCTGTTGTTGTTGTTATTACATTTGCAACTTCTCCAAGCCAAATGTTTTTGATACCACCTCTACGATTTCTGTCCTCGCATAAGATAATATGTCCTTTTGTTAATACTCCCATTTCTTTTTATTTTTTTAAGGTTATTACTATGCGTTAGAATCAGCAGTTACAGTTAATTCCGTGTTCTTGAAATTAGTTCCGATAACATACTCAAATCTAAATCTATTTACTTTTAAATCTTTGTTATACCACATATCCGCACCACTTACTGAATCGTAATCAGTAGCAATAACAATGTTATTTTTTTGCGTTAATACTGCAATATGTCCGTCAAACTTGTTAGCTGCTGTATGTAAAGATGGAGCAGTTAAAGGAGTAGCTACATTAGAATCTGCTGCAATAACTGAATCCCAAAGTCCCATTTCCATAATTGGAATACCTTGGTAAGATAAATTAGTTGTTCCATCTAACATTGAGATGTAAGCTAATTCTTGCCCTCCTGCTGCCAATGTAGCACGGTAGTTATCACACATTGAACGAGTTGCAAAAAATACTAGTCCTGCTCTATCTTCAATTCCCTCTGATGGCATTGCATCAATCATTGATTGGAATTCTGCTTTAGCCACATTTGCACCAAGTGCACCTGACGCTATCTCTAATTTCTGAGCTGCAGGTAAACCACTTAATTTTTGGAATATTCCATCATAAGCATTGTAATCTACATAAGCCGCTGCTGCATTACTATCATCTCCAAACCATAATTGTCTTTCTAAATCTCTTTTGATTCCTCTTAACATTATGTCAGAAACAATCCCTTGTAATTTAGTTCCTGAGATATCATCTTTATTGTTTCCTGTTCTTAATAACTCTGCTTTTACTGAGTTAAAAAGTGCGCCACCTGCCTGCTCAACTTCTGCTTCCATTCTTGCTACTGAGATACTTCTTTGGTCGTAAGTAACCCCTGTTGCACCTGTGAATCCTGTTGCTTCTGCTTTAGTAATCTTTTGTAGAGTACCAAATCTGTCTAATTTTTGACTAGACTTTACCCCTGTCATAATTTCAAAGTAGTCCATTGCAGAATTTCCAACGAATAAAGGTTGCATGAAATACTTTTGAACATCTTCTTTTGAATACGATAGCGAGTGTGTAATTAAATTTGCCATTTTGTTTTTTTGTTATTTATTAATTAATTATTATTTGTATAAATTTGCCATTTCTCCCCAACCTCCATCATTAGTTTTACCTTTTTTGAGTATACTTGGGTCTTTAGCATTTGAAACTTTACTGCCTTTTGCAGAATTTTTATTGATTTCTTTATCTTTAGTAGATAGTTTAGCTTTTAACATTACAACCTCATCTTCTAATGAAGCTACTATACCTAATGTATCTTCTAGCTCATCATTGATATCTGCTGCTAACATAATTTGTTCAGTTAAATCTACAATAGTATTTTTTACTGCATCATTATCAAGAATACGAACTCCTTTGATTGTTGATTTCTCTACTCCTGTAATTTTATCTTTTAAGCTCATTAACATATCGCCTATTTCGTTAAATAAAGAGTTATTCGGCTTGTTAGAGTAAGTATTTTTAGCCCACTTAGGAACATTATTAAATACTGTAATATCGTTTACCGCTGATATTTTAATTGCTTCTCCTACATTATTTACAAAACCTAATTCTTGTGCCTCAACTGCAGTTAGCCAAGTTTCTGAGTCCATCATCTGCTCAATTTGTTCTGTATCTATTCCTGTTTTAGCTGAGTAAATACCTACCATTTGGTCTTTGATTTTATCTAACAATTCTGCTTTTTTAGTTAAGTCTTTGGACTCTCCTTGGATACCAACATTAGGGTTGTGTATCATTATTAAAGAATTATCACTTGCTGAAATATTATCTCCTGCTAACATAATAACAGAAGCCATACTTGCTGCAAGACCTTCAATTTCAACGGTTACTGTTCCTTGGTGCTTCTTTAATGAATTGTAAATTGCAATTCCCTCAAATACATCTCCTCCTGCTGAGTTTATTCTTAAATTAATAGGAGCGTTTGCTTCTACTTTAGCAATTTCATTAACAATTTGTTTTGCAGTTACTCCTCCTGCTCCAATTACATCATAAACAAATATATCTGTTGAACTAGCTTCTTCTATTTCTTCCGTTTCTTCTTCTTCTTCTTCTTCTTGTGATTCGTCCCAAGCTATTGAGCAAACATCTTCCTCATTTCCATCTTCCATACAACGAGTCATAAAATCTTCCTTTTCCTCATCTTCTTCCGGTGTAGTAACCGCTGCTTCTACTTCTACATCTGCTTCTTCCTCTGCAGTTTCTTCTGTTGGGTTTGCTTCATTAAATGATAGAGTACAATATTCTTCTCTTTCTCCCTCATCTTCATATACTTCCGTAGTATAAGCATCAGACATACATCTGCTCATAAAATCTACTTTACTTTCTTCTTCGTTTGGTGTTATAGGCATAATTTTACTTTTTTTATTTGCACAAAACTAAAAAAGTATTATTACACAATTACGAACTTATTAACGATAATAATTTTCGGAATGGCTAAACTTTTTTTGGTATTCATAAATGATAGTTTGTATTTGTCTTTCGCTTAGCTCATATTCTATTGACATATCCATAAAAGTATGCATCATATGTCCTTTGTTTTTTCTTAATTGAGAATAAAAATCTTGGACTATCATATAATTTCTCAAAGTAATAGGTTTGATAATTCCATTTTGGCTTAAATGCAGCAGCAAATCTTTCAAAGTAGGATACGCTCCAAATCTATGCTCTAATTCTTCCGATAGAATTTCGGTAAACCTTTTTATCTCTGCTAAACTATTTTTCTTTCCCATATATCATAAATTACAGTACTCCAAAACTTAACAATA